CGGGAGCTGTAGTAGTAGTAAATGTCCAGTTGATGCCATCTGGACTGGTTGCTATACCAGCAGTCGTTGAAACTGTAGCGGCAACAGCTACCCATAATCCGTTGCCATATGCAACAGAAACCCAACTGCTACCGGGAGTTGTGGTAGTCCTAAATGTCCAAGTGACACCATCTGGACTGGTTGCTATACCAGCAGTCGTTGAAACTGTAGCGGCAACAGCTACCCATAATCCGTTACCATAGGTTACAGAATACCAATTGCCACCGGGAGCTGTGGTAGTCCTAAATGTCCATGTTATACCATCTGGAGAAGTTGCTATACCAGCAGTAGTTGAATTTGTGTAAGCAACAGCTACCCATAATCCGTTACCATAGGCAACAGAATGCCAACTGTTACCGGGAGCTGTGGTTGTAGTAAACGTCCAATTCACTCCACCCTGTATCTTCATCGATCCTACACGGCCTGAAGCACCTGCTACCACGAGAGTATTGTTGCCCTCATAGTCCTGATAATAGCAAAGGGCGTTGATGGACACAGCGCCTATCAAGGTAGCATTGTCGCACACGCCAGAGCCCGAGTAGTTTGTCCACGCGGCGGTTGATCCTCTCCACGATCCAAGCTTGCCTACTGATCCAGCCACGACAAGATATTCTCCTGCCTGTGTCATGCAGTTCACAATGTCTGTCGAGATGACTGTTCCATTGTTTGTCAACACACCACCTGACGACCAGATCACCCATGAGGTTCCGTTGTAGTTTCCTATCCTTCCGTTCACTCCACCGAATACCAAGTAGGATGCAGAACCGTAAGTGTAGAGGCACACAGAAAGTATGTCGCTTGATCCTATGACACCAAGCGTGGCATCACCAGAGTTGAAGATACCTATTCCAGTTCCTGTGCCATCATAGTTTCGCCAGTTGGTTCCATCAAATGAGGCCACCCTTCCAGCATTTCCGGCCACGACAAGGGTGTTGTTGTAGACGATAGAACACGCTATTCCGCTTGTTCCCAGAGCAGATGAGGATTGGAGCGCCCTGTTGATAGAGATGCTAGGGTTAGACTCCTGAAGGATGATGACCTGATCACCCAAGCGAAGGGCGAACTCCAAAGAGTCAGAATACTTCATGCCGTTGTAGCGAACGAATGACAGTGAGGTAAAGAATGCCAAGACATTCACTAGGTTGGGGAATGTAATGGTTCGAGTGTTCAGTTGAACTTGGTCATAGTCATACTCAGTCACGATGATGGCATTGTCGATGAGTGATGCAGTCGTATATGAAGCCGTATCGAGGAAGATATCCTCGACAGATTCCACAAACAACTGCTTCTCGACGCCATAGGCAGACGCCTGTCCGATCGGCTTGCCGTCAATCTTGATAATCTTATAGTTGGAAACAGTTGAGTCTACGACAGAGATGGTCTTGCCAGATTCCGTGATGACATACTGTCCAGCCTCTGGATAGGTGGTTTCCTTCTCATAGATATTGGTAACTCCACCATCCCTCTCTATTCCCGTGTTGGCAAGGAGAGGAGCAGACATGTCGTCGAACGACCTGAAGTCCTCGCCGATGGTGTCAGTGTTGATAGAGTTCTTGAGGTTTATTTCAAGCTTGTTGAGATCAAGTTCAGCCATGATATCTCCTTAGTAGTTCCAGTAGGGGGCTTCTGGTGATCGTCGCTCTGGTTGTCCCTCATCTCTTCGTAGAACGGTGAAGAACCTATCCCAGATAGCCGCAAGACGCGCAGTGAGTTCAGCGGTATCGCCCTTCTGCTTGCGTTTATAGTCGATAGCCGACTGATATGCCATGATCTCGTTGGCCTCGTTGAGCGGATACGCGAAATCCGTGTCCTCAAGCACAGAAATGGCAGATACTTCGTACTGATCGTTCACCACAGCTATGAAATTGTCCTGTGGAACACCCATGTATGTCGCATTCGTTCCCAAAATGACATCATAGGTGCCCATATACTTGTGCAACACAGATGCCGAGTCCAAATAGTAGAGAAAATAGCCATCGCCAGAGAGATATTGTGCGATAAGTCCTACAGAAACGCCATTCTTGTACACTGTATTGTCACTTGTCTTTATGAAATAGACATCAGTGCCAATAACCGACACGTTTTTCGTCTCGTAGGCGTACAATGCGGCTGAAATGTTGGTTCCATCCAAGTCGCAGGACTTTGTTTCTGTCGAAGTAGAAAAATAAATTTTTCCGTTTGAGATATTGTATGCCGTCACGGTGCCAAGCGATGTTATGGCCACAGGTGTGATGGTAGAGGTAAGGTTTGTTGATGCTCGCCAAATGTCGCCCCCTTTGAGGAAGTAAATGTAACCCAAGTTATAGAGGACATTCGACAAACCTGTGCTCGTGTAGAGAGTGTTTGTCTTGTTGAAGGTTGTACTTTCTACCCTGATGTCTACAGAGTTGTAGACATAAATAAGATAATCTGTCACATCTGAAAGATTCGCGTTCCTTACGCTGAAGTAGTTTGGGGAGGTGATCTTCTGTGCGTCATATATAGAGTAAGAAAGTGCATACTGATAGTCGGCCTCGGGAAGCGATGGCTTCACTGGCGGTGGGTAATAGTCTATTCGTATTTGCGATGGCAATCCAATGAGCGAGGATGAGACGATCCAGAGTTTTGATCCTCTCCACCTGTATTGAGGATTAGACATGACTTTGTTCCTATTGTTGGTGTTGAACTTAGACATGTTTGTCCAGCGCCCATTCCACATGTAGTCAACAAAGCGAATCTTGAACAGGTCGGCAGGGACAGCGAGTTCCCATTCGTTATCGCCCAACTGCACAGCCGTGCTCGTGTCAAGGATGGCTTCAGAGATGTAGTAGTCATCACTTGAGTCGGTGATCTTATTGTAGATGTCCTTATATGACTCCCAAAGAGACTCAAGCTCATCTGAATAGGAGATGAACTGTGAGTTTGGTGTGTCTGAGAGCGAGCGGGCTCGTTTTACTATATCTCTTGCCGTCATGAATTTCTCCTCGTATACAATCTGCCTATATAGTTACCTGTGTTGGGAAAAGTATACAAAAAAAAAAGGAGAGCCCTCTGTAGAAGGGGCTCTCCAAAGAAAACTGCTACGATAGATTAGGAAACGAAGTTGATGACGGCGTTCTTTCCGGGTGCCCGAAGTGCAAACGTTCCATACAACTGCAAGATAACCTGAAGGACTGGTCCACCAGCGGAGAGCGAACCCGGCTGGATGGTAACATAGTCGTCAAAGATGAAGGAGTAGGAGTTGCCCTTCATGTCAGGAGCGGACACACCATTGATAGGCTGTGATCCGGGGTTGTTGGCTGAAACGCCATCCTGAACAGGAGCATCACCATTCGAGAGCATGGCGAACTCGATCGTCTCTTCGTCGATGATGTAGGCGGTAAAGCGTGGGCAGAATGGATCGTCATATACCTTGTCAACCCATGAGGTGTTGAACATGTACTTGCTGTCCGAAAGTCCACGGGCGACTTCGTTCTTCTTTCCCTTCACAGCCATGTCAGTTGCTTGGAAATAGGTCGTCTGGGCATTGGCCTCAGTGATGATGGTCTGGAAGTCATCAGGATTGAGAACGAGCCACTGTGGATTTCCACCAGCGTTTCGCACAGCCTTGACAGCGCGAACCACGCAATCCATATACTTCTCGGAAGCACCAGTGTTTCGCTGGACATAGTTACCAGCAAGCCTGTCAGGGAATACCGACCTGTCTACGCCATAGAAAGCTGTACCGATGTAGGTAGTCCAAGTTCCACCAGTCCTGTTTGCGAGGGTTGGGAGCCACGCGGTCAGTCCGATAGGAAGAAGAGGGGTAGAGCCAGTGCGGCAACCGTCGATGACGAGCCAGTCAGTAGCCGCCCAAGTCTCAACGGCGGTGGCGGTAAACGTTACAGATGTTCCGTTGATGGCGGTGACAGTGTTGACAGACGTTCGCAAGGTGGCAGACGGGGTAGTACCGTTGGTGGCCCTGAAAACAGAACCGATGTCGAGCTTGACAACAGTTGAGAACTGTCCGAGGTCGAGGGTGTTGGAGCCAACGATAGTCGTGATGACAGCCGCGTTTCCAATCTCACCAAATCCCTGTCCATAGAGGGCAGTGGCAAACAGTCGGCGGAAAGCCGCAGTGCCATCATACATCTTTACGACAGGAACAGGAACGAACGCTCCACGGATGTTCTCAGAGGCGAGCACTTCCTGAGCACCTACGTTGAAAATGCTGAAAAGCTGGCCGGGGGTACAGGCAAACTGCACAGAGCGGGAGGTTCCAGAAGCGGCGGCGGCGGCGGCGACAGTAGCATCGCCAGCACAGGCTCCACCAGAACCATAGTTGGCCGCGAAGTTGTAGGTCTTTCCACCTACGCGGTTTTTCTTGATCTCACGAAGAACAGGGGATGCTCTCCAAAGAACCTGCTCCATCTCTTTATCAGTGTACCACTCCTTAAAAATAGGAAGCAATGCACTATCACTGGTTACGGGCATAGATTTTTCTCCTTAGAAAAATAGTTTCATAAGATGTTAAAACTTAACATCGCCAGACTTGGCTTTCATTCTGCGAATTTTAGCGAGCATTTCCTCTTGTGGATTAGGCTCTGGCTCGGACTTCTCAACCTCTACCTCAACGGCAACAGGCTCATCTTTCTTTCCCATTCCAGAAACCTTCTCAAACTTGCTCTTGAGCATGTTGGCAAGCTCCTGAACTTTGGCGTCAACAGATGCATCATCAGCAGTCTCGGCAGTTGACTTGAACTCCTCAAGCTCATCGTACAGTTTCTCGTAGATGTCTGATCCATCAGTCATCTCAGAGTAGAAATCCTTGTATGGCCCCATGAGTTCGCCATACTTTTCAGACATTGAAGAGATGCCAGACATGCGTTCCTTCGACTTGTAGAGGTTGGTGATCCCACCAATAAGCTCCTCATTCACAAGCTTTGAGAGACTGTCGATCTCCTCATCCATCATTCCAATCTTGTCAAGCATTTGCTGGACTACGGCGATAATGGGCTCAAGGCACTCGGAAAGCACAGACTTGATGAGTTCAACGTCTGCTTGCTCATCTGGATTGAATTCGTTCATGTTCATTTCTCCTTATATAGTTACAGTTTTTTGCTACCCATTTATTGAGGTGGCATGGCTTCCAAAGGAAGGTTGTTGGTTGGTCCCGGAGCCACTGGCGGCTGGATGGGAGCAGGTGGGGCAGGAGGAGCCAACGCAGTGTTGATCTCATCCATCATGTCCTTGAGTTGTCCGATAAATGCAGTAAGATTTTCCAATACCTCTGGGTTCTCATCATTGGCGTCAAGTCGCAATAGGGTATTGATGGTCTGTGCGTACAGTTGCTGGATGTTGGTACACTCGTAGAAATAGAACTTGCCACTCTCTGGATCGGGACCATTCTCTATGACTCGCTCGATAGTCTTCTCGTTCATGTCGTAGGCGGCAGTGGCTACAGAGTAGGCTCCCTCAAGGTCTGGCATCTCCAAAAGCGTTGAGGCGACAGATGGATCAATGATCTTCATGGCGATAAGCTTCTCAATCTGCTCCATCTTTACTTTGGGGTCTTTCGACAATGAGTTTGACGCCGAGTATTGTATGTTGAACATCTCCCGTTCCTTCTTGATGTCCTTCCAAGTGGTCACAGATCGAGCCCTTCGCTTTGGAAGAATTTCATCATTGTCTGGGAAAATCTCTATCATCCGTTCAGCGATATCCCGCACAAACCTGATGTAGTTTCCAAGAAGCACATTGTGCCGCTCGGATTCGACATCCTCAAGCGTCTGTAGGGCCACACCAGAGTTGAGTCCTGATGGCTTCTTCGACTGCGCAGATAGTTGTGACACGCCAACCATGTTATATGCCTTCTGCTCAAACATCTCCAAGAGTTGCAGATACATCGGATCAATGATGGGAGGGGTGGAAACTATCACAGGATTTCCGGGACCGGGCTGTGCATTATACTCAAACACATCGCCAATCTTTGACGACGCTATCATGCTGGTCTTTAGGTCTGTGCTACGAGGAATAAAGATCATGTTGGCCGGTGAAAGCTGTGTGGCAACAGAAATCTTGTAGGTGATGTCGTCAACCATCTTCTGGATTCTGTAGATGCCATCGAGCATGGAGTCAGAGAAGGCACCCTTCACTGGGTCTTTGTAGTAAATCCATACAAATGGAGGTACGTCATAGGTGATCTTTCGGGTCTGGATAAGGTCGGTTCCAATGAACTTGTACTGAACCTTTCCTATCAGGTCGTAGTAGATTCGGTAGTCCACATAGGCGTTTGGCGTATCCTCAAGCCGAGCGGCATACTCTGAATCTGACTTGAATATGTCCCTGAGCATGATGAGCGGATACTGCTTTCGCCTGACTTCACATCGGGTGAGCTTTCCAAACGTCATCTCGCCTACATCAAAGATAAACTCCCAAGGGCCAATCTTCTCGATAGACTTGTTTTCGTCATTGATCCAGATGACTCCCATGTCAAAAATGAGAGTGTCTGTGATGCTGTTGACTGCCTTCTTGTAGACATTCTGCATCTCATAATACTCATCAAAATAAATCTGGGCATTGCGGCATGTCTTTACCGTCTTGAATGTTCCAAGAACTGGATTAAAGAAGGGGCGAACCTTTGTCTGTGAGAGCTTTGACGCTGTGGTGTCTATCGCTGAACGAATGATATTGTAGTAAGGTATCTCGCCGACAGTCTCATCAGTCTGGGTGAAGTATGAGACGACATTGCCATAGACTGTCCAGATGTCTTCCATGCGGTTAAAGTTGTTGTAATAGCGGTTGTAGTTGCGTCGGTATTTCACATCTCGACGCGAAAGAAACGTCTCCATGAGAGACATGTCCTTGATGATATACTCAAGCGTTCGCTTCATTTGTTTTTCTCCTTGCAGTTTTCAAAGTGCAAGTGTTTGAATCTTGCCCTGTATTTTCCTTCTTTTCCGCAATATGGACACTTAACATTTGGCATTAACAAAATATGCTGGCGAATCTTTTCTTTATTCTCATCGCTTCTCTTCTTATTTTTCCAAACCAAAGATATTTTTATTCTTGACTCATCCGATATTACATATCCAGACCTATCTTTCTTTGTAGTAGAGTTGTGTAGGGCCGTATGTTCTCCATTGGTAAGAAGTACAAGATTTGAAATATCATTGTTCAATGGATTAAAGTCGGCATGATGAATACAATATCCTTTTGGTATATCACCATTTATCTTTTCCCACACATATCTATGAAGTGCCAAATTGTTTTTTCCATAATATCGTCCATTTCTTATGGAAAACTCTATTCCATCAACTATCATTTTCAAAATGCCTCTTGGTATTTCTTTTGGAGCCTGTCAAGCTGATCATCACGCTTGATATCCAGTTTAGTACCGTCCTGAAAGGTTACCGTGATCGTCACGCCATTGTAGGCCGAGTTCATCAAATCCCGTATGATGCCATAGTTGATGGGCGCGGCTGACATCTTATCCAACGCCTTCTGCTTCATCTCCGCGTCATGCAAATGCTTGTATGCCTGTAGCAATACTTTTATGTTCATCTGTTTCTCCTTTAATATAGTTACCTAAAATGCGTCAAAACTGACACAGATTTACTTTTTTTGTCCATAGTTGATGTCAATAAACCTCATTGCATAGAGCACAGAGTCGAGGATGTCTGGATGGAAGCACTCGTCATCAACCTTTCGCGTAAGCTCATCCTTCTCATTCCTTGCGAATACTGTCTTCAGGCACTCATCGGCAAAGTGTCCGCCTTCACGCACCTTCAGGTTTCCCGTGCGGACGTTTTCCTGCAACTGCTCTATGGCGAAATCCTTGTCAGCCTTGTATGCGTCGAGGCATGGCAGTCCATATTCCTTTGCAAGCTCATAAGATATTTTCTTTCCTGCACCGCCAGAGTCTGAGTAGATATAGAAATGCCTGTCAGGAATCTGCTTAAATAGTGGATTGCTATTCACATATTCCATGCCCACCTTGATCTTGTCGGCAAGCTCGGTTATTCCTGTGCGGTTTCCCTTGTGCTCAAATATGATCCATCGCTCTGGCTTACTTGTCGAGAACATGACTATTGCAAACCCGTCTGAGTCTATGTATCCGTAGTCAAGGCCAGCAGAGAACTTGATGTCTGTCACAGGTTGAGAGTTTATCCAGTTGGCAATGTCTCCGTCATGAAAATAGTTGGCTGGTGTGAGCCTATACACAAGGGCATCATCGTCATACGAAATCTGTCCCAAGTATTCCCTCTGGAACAATGGCGACTTGTCGGTCAAGCCCTTCTCTGTCTTGATAGTCTCAAGCACATTCTCATAGTCTGGAATGAATGGATTATCCTTGATAGACCAGTTGAGCCTGAACGCCTTCTTGGTTCCTGTCCACAACTCTTCCCAATAGGTTCCCCTCACCTTTGGCCCTGTTCCCATGAGCATCAGTTGCCCTCTTCGATCCAGCAATGTAGGCTCGATAATCTCTTCCATCAGTATTGGCAAAGCCTTTTGTGACTGAGCCTCATCTATGATAACCAAGTCCCACTTTGATCCTCGAATCTTGTCTCGCTCATCGACAGTTGTATTGCCACAGAAATGCACTTCCTGCCCTCCCTGTAGCTTCATGAGCCCTTCAGTACGCCTGTGCTCAGATATCTCTATGCCGAGATTATTAAAGCCATCCATGAGCGGTTGCCAAAAGAGTTCAAGGCATCGGGTAAATGACAAACCAATGATGAGCACTCTGGCGTCTGGCTTGGTGAGAACCGTGTCCTCCACCTTTCGCACTGCGCCGTCAGTCTTTCCAGCCCTTCGTCCTGCCATGCAAAAAATATATTTTTCTTTTGTCAAAAGTATTTTCTGTTGCATGTCATGGCAGTCCTTGATGATCCTGTATGACAGAAAGTCTGTATCCTCTCGCCTTGAGCGGTTGAGGTGCTTGTCAATGTCATCCAACACACCATCCTGTATCAACTTGTCCGCCATATACATGGCTTCCTTTGATCCGGGAATGAGTGCGGCCTTCTTCAGGTTCTCCAAGAATGCGACATAGTAGGGGACAGTCGTGCTCCCCTGCTTTACCTTTGAGTTCATGATGTCAACAAAGGCACCTTGTATCAGTGCCTTGTAGCTTGTGGAGCCAACTGGGCGTCCAGCAGGGTTTCCAGATTGTCCTTTTTTGAATGACATAGCTTGAATTCTCCTTGATGTTTCAACTCATATAGTTACCTGTATACCGAAAAGTTTACAAAAAAGCGGCTTTTCAGCCGCCGTATGTTTACTCAGTTTCTGTTTCCTTTTCTTGCCGCTCGACTTCCAATGAGTCGGCCTTGATCATGTCGAAATGTATCTTGTAGATCAGCTTCTTGTTTTTTACCCTCTTTGACATGTACATACACTTGAACAACTCATTGACAATCTCATAGTAGGACACAGATGGTATTCCAGTCTGCTTTATGATAGCCTCATTGTTTGGGATGAACTCGGCATTCGCAGGATCACCATACGAACGCTTGGGAAACTGATCTATGAGTCGCCAGAGCACCTTAGTCTTTGAGAACCCAATCTTCTTGAAGATGTTAAACATGTGCCTGTTCTTTTCCTGCTCTACCTTTATGTCATCCTTGTAGAATGTGTCTATGTTCTGCTTGGCAATCTTTGCCTCATCCTCGTTGATGATGCCTTCGCCAAGTGCGTAGGCCACCAGTGTCGTCACATACGCCCTGTCATGCGGCAACCATTGCACAATCTCCATGTCTATAGCCTGTTTGTCGTTCATCTGTTCCTGTGTCATTTCGTTTCCCCTTGTGTAGCGTCAAGTGTAATGTAGTAATCTATGAGGGTTCTCAGGACATCAGGAATCTTGTTGCCAGATATCTCTTGGTGAACCTCAAGCCATTCCTTCTGGAAGACTGGTATGCGGATGGACAGAACAGCCATCTTTTCCTTACTCTTCTTTTCTTTCATATTTGTCGAGTTCCTTCAGGACTTCCTCTCCGATAGTCGCCGACAGTTCATCAACTATCTGTTTCTCAGTCTTTCCAGCGAGATATAGAGCTATGGTGTCCTGCCTGTCCTTCAATAGTTTTGGATCATATTTCTCATACCACTTTTTGTGGAGCCCTAGCCACATGCCGTTGAACTGATCGAGCGACAATACGATGGTTTCCTTGTCCCACTCTTTCCAGTCTGGGCACGACTTAACCTGCACTGCGCACTTGCCGTAGTAGTTGCAGGTGTAGCAACTGTTTTTCATTAGTTTCTCCTTGTATGTATGTAGAGTTTATGCAGACGCACTGCATGGTCATAGATAAACTTCTTGTCTAGGTAGGCATTGATGGTGATGATGAATGCCTTGTAGCTCTTGGCCTTGTAGCAGTCGATGAGCACATTTCGCCAGTAGACAGTATCCGACATCAAGTCCTCTATGACGAACCTAGTGTCCTCATCATGTTCTTTTTCTGGCGAAGCCATGTTGACATCCAACTCATCTTGGCATTTCTCATTCTTCTTTTTTTTGGAATACAAAAAAAACAGAACCTCCAAATAGATTCTGTTCCTGAACGACCTGCACTCCCAGTTTGAGTCCTTCATGTACATCTCGATAAAACGTGTGGATGCATCATACGCAAGTTCCTCTATGGTATCCTTGGGCATATGAAATCCTGTCTTCTTGAGTTGCAGGATGAACAAGGGCTGGCTCATGCTCTCAATCTCAGACCTCAAACACCCCAAGATTATAGGATGTTTGGATACGAGATATATTTCCTGTAGGGCCTTAGCCCTTGTCTCATCAAGCATTACAATGTTTCTCCAAATACTTTTTTACAATATCATTTACACAGCTATCAAATACATCTTTCCTTTTTCCTTCTTCTATTTTTGATATTTTTTCATATGCTGAAAATGCATATTCACATTCATAATCCAACAGTTCTGGATAAAACTCTTGTATATCTTGGCTATATATTTGTTTGTGGTACAGTTCTTGTATATCTACATATATATGTCCACAATATGAATCTATGATACCGCCAGCATTTTTTATTAGATCAACCACTTCCATTGGTGTTCTTGCATCTCTTATTTTTAAGAGATGTTTATATAGTTCTGAGTTTTTTTCCCTTTCTTCTCGCTTCATTTTATTTCCTCCATGACATATTCAGTCTCTGGATATACTACAGAACGGTGTCCGCATCTCGTGCAGACAAATACCATGACCTCTGACGACACATATTCCTCAACATAAGTATGCACACCACCAGCCCTGCAAAGCTCATCTTCAGGATCAGAAATATATTCAAGTCCAAGATATTTCTGAAACTCTTGATCATCCATTTTGTTTCTCCTTTGTCTATTATCTTGTAGGCTATTTCTCATAAGTGAAATATTTGGATACGAATTGTTTCAGTCCCGTCACGAATTCTGTGTCAGATGATATCTTCAGTATGTCATGGCACATGTCGTGGCACCTGTGGCAGAGCACCATCACATCCTCTCTCTTCTCTTTCCACAGATGCTGGTACGACTTGTGGTGGCAGTTGAACACCCTGTTGATCTTCTTTTCCTTCTTCCTCGTCCACTTCCATCGTGCGCATCCACACAGTTCGCATACCGTATTGTCTGGATCAGTCATCTTCTTTGTGAACTGCTTCCAGTGTAGGCTTTTGTAGTATTCCTTCATGTCCGTGTTTTCTCGGTTCACTGTTCCTCCTATAGACTTTATATCCTTTCTTCTCCATCGCCTTCTTGGCCGTGCTATTCATGTACAGGGTGTGCTTGTTGTAATACTGGTTATACAGATCGAGCACATCATCCTTGTCAAACACATATCCTGCCACCTCGACAAGCTGTGCGTCTCCATATAGCTCCTGCTCATAATACAGATCATCATTAAGTGGAGTCTCCTGTATGGCATTGAGCTTCTTGGTGTTCTTTGTCCTTCGAAACTCGTAGAGAAACTGCATCTTGATGATCCTGTAGAAATATGAGAAGGCCATCCCACGCTCTATGGTGTAGGATGGCAGATACCTGAATGCCCTGAAGATGGCCTCCTGAGACCAGTCCTCAAACATGGGATGCTTCTTGAACCCGCAAAGGGAGGTTATCTGTGAGAAAAAATAAAATATTTTGCTTTCGTCGCCCGACTCCACGGCCTCTTGCATCTCATGCCTGTCTATCATTTACTTGTTCCTTTTGTTGTATTCTTCCTCTGCGGTTGCAAAATATGGTGACTCTCGTATCCTAAAATACAGGTTAATAACCTCCATACAGTCATTCTCAATTTCCTTGCCATGAATATCCATTAGCTTTTGTACCATTGTCATATCTTCAAGATATTGCATATAATCTGAACTAAGCATTGTTTTCCTCCTGTGAAAAACTTACCGATCCCTTGCCATCCATCTTTCCCCTGACAACATCCACTATGTTTCCGACTTGCTTTCTGTTCTGAAAGTATTCCATATACTCCTCGGGTATTGAAGAGTTGGTGGCTGGCCAACCAGCTACAGTCTCACCATCGTCATACTCAAAATAAAATTTATTTTTGTATTGAAAGCATTTCATTTATCTCTCCTTTTTAGGTATCCCCAAAGCTTCTCTGCCACATCAGGCAGATTGTTGTAAAAGACTTTATCCTCCAAGCATATAGAGCATTTGACTACGGTAATCTCATCAGACTCATATACGACTATCCACTCGTGTCTGCGGCCCGTGTAGCACTCTGACACCAAGAGTGGAACCACAGGATCGAACCCCTCAATACTCATAATCCATTTGTATCTTTACGTCATTAAGCTCGCAGAAGTGTGTAAACTCCTCCGTAAGCTTTGCGTCAACCATGGTTATCATATGATCTGATGCCGACAGAACCAAGCTCATGTTCTTGTGGATCAGGTAATGGATGGCATCTACATTGTCTGACTGCAAAAGGATCATGTGTTCACCTCACTGTTAAATATGCAAAACTTCTCAATCTCTTTTAATGGTATGAGGTGCCCATACATGTACTGCTGGAACTTGGCGTCCCATATCTTGCTCACCCGCCATGTCTTCTCAGACTCGGCATACCAAGCCCTCAAGGCATGATAGTCATACACATACATCTTTGTGCTCATGGCATAGATGAGATGCGCACCAACGTTAGGCCACTTGGACTTTCTGTTCATCCATCCTTCAGTTGTCGATCCATCAGAGTGCTCTGCCTTATACTCACCAAAGATATTCTGGTAGTCATTTGACACACATTTCCACTCAAGGACAAATTGCTCATCGCCAATCTTCGCCATCCCGTCAATCTTGCCCATCGTCTGTAGTGGTGTAGACATGGGAATCTTCTTGAACCATGTATACGTCTTGTCAATGTATGGCTTCACAAGTCGTTCATATCCAGCCTTTTCTATGGCTGTCTCCTCAAGTGTTTTCTTTTCCCAGTCTCTCATCGCAAGCTCCTGATAGCTTTGTCAATCTGTTTCCTGATGCGAGCTATCTCCCTAGAGTGCCTGTCGGATTCTGTCTCCAACATCATCATGCGGGTTGACACAGCGTGTGTAGACTTGTCGGGTGTTGTTACCCAAGCAATCTCGCCGAAGTAGTCCTCATAGGTGATGCCATCAATCTGGCCCTGTGGGAACTTGGCAAGGGCGAACTGTTCGATCGTAGATAGGTTGTCCATTTTGTCCTCCACATTTATCTTGTGGAGATTTATTGAAAGATGAAATAATTTAAAATAAAAAAAGAACCCACATTGCTGTGGGCTCTAAAAGGAGATGAAATAGATGTAGTTCACATACTTAAATATGCCTAAAACGTGGTGACTTTCCATCCTTTCGGCAAGGAATATCCCAAATATCTGTCGTTGGTAGGATCATAATATCCGAGTGAGCCAGCATCAACTATGACATGGTAGCCTGTGCCAGTATCTATCGGGAGCACTTTCACAGTCCATCCAGACTGCTTGGCCAGATACTGCATGAGCACACACATGTCAAAGCAGGTTCCTTGCCTCGTCTGTAATGTCGTCTCTGCTCGTGCTACGGTATCTGTATCATCCTTAACATTGTCATACCTGATGTTGTCATATACCCACTCGTTGATCTGGGACAGGCTCTGGAACCTGTCTGGCATAACGGTGGGCAATGACGCGCATGATACAAAGAGCAAGGCCGCAAGAAGAAAAAATTTATTTTTCATCTTAGAATACCTCGTCAAAGCTGTACGCATATCCTACTGGCATGTCAGATACATTACCAGTTCTAGGGTCTATGACTATGTTGCCAAAGCGAACCTGAGCATGGTTTACATCTCCACCAGACTCTACAGAACGAGAGACAGAGTATGTTCCACACACAATCTCTCCATCCTCATGCATACCGTAATGTGCAATGTTGAGGTAGAGAACAGCAAAATCCGCACAGGTTCCTATGCCAGACTCGATGGTATCTTTGGGATTATTCCAAGTCTCGACATCTGAGTAGGTGTAGTCGTATTTAGTATGAGCACGAATCCAAATGGCTATTTTGGAATATGTATCCAATGTGTCAAACTCAGGAAGGTGATAGAGGGTATGTCCAACAGCAGAGGACTCAAGATACTTGTCCTCAAATGCGTTGAATACAGGCTGGCAGGAGGTGAGAGAGAGTATGACAGCAAGCACAAGTATAATCTTTTTCATCGTGTCCCCCTTTGGACAGTATCTAATATACCATATCTTGGTGAAAAAAGCAAGAAAACTCAATCTTTTTCGAAACATTTCTCAAGTTTGTACTCTCTCCATTTCTGGGCAAACTCTGGATATTTTTCCATATAGTCCTTTCTGGTTGTCTTTACAAACGTCCACAGGTAGTACGGATTGATGGGAGAGCCTATATCATCCAAGCACCTGTTTATCCAGATCATCATGGCACCAGCATTGTCTAGGTTTTCCTCAAGCCACATCATGTCAGTTGTGGCCGTCCATTTGCCGTTCTTGATCAAAGGATTTGAGCCATAGAAAATAAATTTTTTTTCTTCATCCTCTGTCACATGCCAGTTGAGGAACAACCCAAAGTCTGCAAACCTGTCCTGAAGCTGTCTCCTCATTCCCTGAAGAAATGGATCGCGTTTAGTCATAGTTCCATCTATGATCCTAGAGAGTTCTGATCCTGTCATTTATTCTTCCTCCTTGTAATAGTCATCGTCTGTCCACAATCCAGCCTTGATAAGGGTGTCGAGTATGTTGTCCCTCGTCATGGCTGTCACATATTTGTCTGGCATCTTTATGTTGTTGAAAAATATGCCGTTTTCCCTTCCCTCAAAATGTTGCTGGTTTGAGCACCACCACTGTATCCATGATGGCAACACATTGGCGTTATCCATGATCTTTCGCACAGCCCTTCGGATGTTGATATCCTCAGAATCCCAGTCGGGAACATATCGGTTAGTCCAGATGTTGGCCGCGTCCAGAGCCTTTATGCTGATCCTCCTGTCCTCCGCATCCATCCTCGACTGCGCGTTCTGTGAATCCCATGCCAACTGCTCATCCTTCATTTCCTTGATAAACCTATGCATGTTGGCCTTTGCAATAAGGATGCTCCTGTCAGTCTTCTCGGCTGTCCGCCAGTGGCACCAAGTGTCCCTGTATTTCCAGAACGACTGCAAGGTATCCATGGAAAACGAGGCGGCACGGAAGGCGTTTGGCACATGGTTCTTTCCGGGGAAGTTTTCGTCAAACCAACTGATGATGGTGTCCTCAAGCATCTGCCTGTTTTTCTGACTCAATGCTTTGGTTGTATCAGTTGCTTCTCCCTCATGTTCCAGAGAGTCGGTTGGTTCTGGCTCCAATGTGTCAGAAAATAATTCCTCGGAAGAATTAGTATTCTTTAATTTGTATTCTTCCTTAGTATTATTTATGTCGGTTTGGCGGGGGTTGCAATCCCTGTTTGGCGGGGGTTGCAATCCCTGTTTGGCGGGGATAGCGATAACCCTGTTTGGCGGGGTATTGTTTCTCTTCCTTCGGCAGTCATAATAGTCTGGAAGATCAATAATCTTGTCCCAGTGTGTAAGTGTGTAAGTATTCCATTTTGCCTTGCCTCCACGGGATGTAGATGGAACCTTGATAACACCCCGTATTTTCATGCTTTTGATATTTTCCTCAACTGTAGATAACGCCAGTCCCAAGTCCTTGGCGATCGTGGACTGAGTGGGAAATGCTGATCCCTTGTCTCCAAAGCATCGTGCGGCAAGATAGATATAGATCATCATCTCCATGGCATCCATTTTCTTTGCTCCCAGACCAAACAAAAACTCATTTGGAATCTGGATAAAATTTGGCCCTGTTACTTTCATTTCTGTTCTCCTTTTGGAAAATAAAAAAGTCGTAAACAAAAGAGAGGTGGCGGTCTCCCCTTTGCTCACGACTAAAAAATTCTGTCTGACTGTTTTAGGTTTGTCTTTCCGCCACAGTCAGACAAGCCTTTTTTACAATGTAGCGTCTTGATGTATCAAAAGAATGTTAGCAGGTTCTCCCTCATGTTCCGTCGAGTTCGGCGGATGTACTTAAATATGCCTAATGTGCCCTATGTGTTTCATTTATCTTGCATAAGGTTTGGCAATAGTGAAAGAATTCTGAAAATAAATTTTTCTTTTTCTACCTTGCGGAATGGCTTCAGGAATGCGGCCACCGCGCATGGATCAGTTTCCAAGAGGAGTTGTAGTTTGTTGGATAGTTTGGAAAGATACTTGACTGGTGTATAGCAGTGTATGTAGGTATCTGTGACTACGACAAAGAGTTTTTTGGATTCACAGACATACGCTTCAACCTGCATATATCTAACTATGCAAAAAGCCCACCACAAAAAGGGGATTGTGGTGGGCAGAGCCAAGGCACGGTGCTTATAGCGACTTGTGGCCGCACGGGCGGATTCCTTGCCCTCGCTACCTTGATCTCATGTATAGTATATCATCCTACCTACGCAAAAGCAAGTAGGATTCAACCAAAATGACTGGAACCAATATGGATATGCTAATGGTGCAAACCTTGTTCCAGTTTCTCGAAAGCGTCAATGATAATGACAAGCTTTGAAATTGCGTCATCTGTTGCTTCAGTAGCGACTCTTGCTGACTCAATAATGCCTTGTCGGACTCTATTTGCCTCGTCAAGCTTTCTATAATCCTCTCTTGCTCGGCTATTTTCTGATCTGAGGCCAGCAACGATGCCCGCAAGTCGTCCAACGTCTGCCTCTCGGTCAGCAACTGACTTTCCAAGAGCCCTATTTGTGTCTTCAAGGATAAGTTGTTTTGCTCTATAATCCTCAATTGTTCTCTGGCTTGGTCTGACAACGAGAAACCAGACTGCGACTGAGCAAAGAATGGCACCAAGAGCAACACCGATAAGAAAAATAAATTTTTTCTCCACATCATTTACCCAATGGCTTTTGGGTCTCACCCTTGAGGTGTTTCCAAAGCTCGCGTGAACCAATGAGTGTGGCCCATGCCAACGTAAATGTTATCTCAGATAGCTTACCCAAGAATAATCCAGCCGATGCCAGAACGGCAAACGCGCCCTTGATGCTCCACAGTTTGTATAGAAGGCTACCTATCCTCTCTATGATCTTATTCATGTCTTAGCCTCGTGGTGCGGGCTATCGGTTGACTTGAAATAGTAGCCAGCGACAAGTCCGCATTGTGTGGATATATCCGCTATCTGCTTCCAGACAGAATTTGGTGCTGTCCACCATACCTTGCCGGCCTTCTTTGGGGCTATATCCAACGCCAATCCCAACAGGTGCTTGGATTGTAGAGTCCATGTCACCTTGTCCTTGTTCTCTTCATCAGACAAGAGCCATAGCCCAGCAGATTTCCTGAGCCTATTGGTTGTCACCAGTGGCTCTCGCCCCTGTGCATAGTATGCCTCCTGAACAGCCTTGTCACGAAGAGTCTCGTTTATCACATATTGTATCCCTGCGTCATCCAAAGCCTTCAGGAAAGCCCTTACGGTAACCTGAAAGTCTGGATTCAACAGCCCTATATCAGAATGTAGTGGCATATTATCTCCTTGAGAATATATTTTTCCTCTTCCATTCGTACTCAAATGTCTTCTTGTCAACCACACAAATCTCTGGCGATATGATGAGGTACTGCTTCTTGTACAGATTGATATACTTTTCGCCCGTGAAGACAGACAGGATTATCTGGTCTTCATTGCTCTGGATGGTTATGAAGTCGTACTTCATCTTCAGTATTGTGGCAGAGACAATTGATCCATCAAAATACTCGGCCATACATTTCTTTTTTCTTTCTATGAATTCCATTTGTTTGTCCTTATATAGTAGACTTCCACAGCCCAGACTCCAACACGAACAGTTCTGTGACTGTCTTCCATGCACCAGACTGTATTACGCTCACAGACGCTATGTCTTTCCATATTCCAGCTATGAGTATTTTTCCAAATGCTGACGCGGATGGCGAGTCTGATAGGATGAAGTCAACCGCTGTCCTTACAGCAGGTGTGAATGTATCCAGAGAGAACATCATGAATGTTCTTACTATTGGTACATATGGTGATACAGCAAAATCCACCGCCGTCCTAGATGGAGGGGTAACAGCATTCAGAGACAGTGTTATTCCCGGATCATGGGTGTAGGGTGTATATACCATTTATGCAACGTATGGTGCGCCAGCGGCGGTGTAATACGTTCCTCCCGTGTAGTTTTGTGCATAGGCAAACGCGAACTTTCCATCTGGTATATCGTTCACCTGCCAAGTTCCACCAGCAGATGTGGTGACTGTAGCCCACAGATAGGCGTTTGTAAGCTGGACATCATCTGCCACGAGCACGATCACCTTTGCTCCATCTACACCTGATCCTCCGCTTGTGACAGTTCCATTGATGGAATGCACGGCGATAGGCTCCTCCTGCCAGACTGCGTTGAAGAAATAATAGTCGGTTGGCTGTGCGGCTACAGCGGCAGAGATGGGTGATGTGATCATTTGGGCGATCATGGCCTCACCCGGAAACAGCACAAAGTCCTGATAGACTGCCCTGTTTGGGATGATGTTTATGGCATGTGACAACGAAGCACCTATGGCCGTCTGAGCCCTAGTGTTTATTCCAGCAAACATTCCTGTTCCGGGAAATGTAGCGTTCAATCCAGACGTTCCTGACATACTTGGCATCAATCCAGAATACAACTTGACACCAGAGTCTGATGTCTGTGAGGTCTGGAATGATCCCTTTGCGTATAGGCAGGTGTTGGCTATGCCCTGCACATTTGTGGCCCTGTAGGATACTGCCCTTGGGCTATACTGTGTCCTTGCAACCAGATGATCATCAAAAAAATACGCTCGCCTGATGTACACCTTTACACGAGACTGTAGGCTGTTCTCAATGCAAAACATGTTCTGGTTTGTGAGTGAGTCACCATACATCATGTTGGTCGCAACTGTCCCCGTAAAAGTAATAGCCATGGTTATACCTCTTCCCAAACCGCGTTGACAAAGTAGAAGTTGGTTGCAGGGTTGGATGTACCTGCGGCGGCTACGATATGCACCACCAGAGACTCGTTTGCGGCGAGGGTAAATGAAGCCAAAGCAGGATCAGCCACGAGCATAGGAAGAAGGTCCAAGTCTATGGCTGATACAACTCCAACTGCCGTATGGAGCCTCAAGCCAAACTGTTGCCATATGGCAACTCCGGGGGTAGCAGTGATGGCGGCGTTGGTTCCATCTGCGGATGCTCCACCCCTGAATGTCACAGCGGCGTTGGAATCTGTGCTGGCAGTGGCAAAGTCGGATTTGGTCATGGCGAGTCCGCCCGTGGCCGCACCTGCAAAGCGAGAGCACTTGAACTGAGGCATGACAGCCGTCAATGCGGCAGTGGCGTCCATCTGGACAACCAGTCGCCTCATGACTACCGTTACAGGCGATCCAGTAGCATTCTCAATGGTGAGAAGGTTCTGGGTGGTTGCGGCATTGCCCAACATCCTGAATGTAGTCGATAGATAAGTATTAGCCATTTTATTTCTCCTTTAGGGTGTGTACTTGAAATATATACTGCCCTCGGTCATCCCTGTTGCAGTTGGTGGAGAACCAGTCCCATAAAACATGGGCAACTGTTCTGTCTTAGACAAGATATCGGCTACAGGGACAGACGATGCGTATTTGGCTGGAACCTTGATCTGATACACCAATGCTACAGGATATGCAGAAGGTGTCCCACTAAGTGTATAGTTTCCACTAACATCAAAAGTGGTAGTAACCAGTACACCTGCTGAAGTAACCACTGGTTCATCGGTAGGAACACCGCCTTTAATTTCGACAATGAGCGCATCAGCCGCCCCAAGATACCTGTCGAGGAGGATTGTCGCTCCTGTGTAAGCCGCAACTGTTCCGCTTGTACCGCTTGCAATGCTTTTCCAAACTTCGTAGACATATTCTGTATCCTCCAATACTATTAGGCGAGGCTCTAAATTTGGTCCAGCAGAACCTGATCCTACCCATACGCTCATTATGGATTACCTCTCTGTGAACGCACACTCACGAAGGCATTGTTGCCAGCGAGAGCGGTCTTTACATTTATTCTCAGTGCGGATATAGGGCCTTTTGTTGAGTCCTGAGATATCGCACCACCTGTGATAGCTCCGTTGTCCCACTCCTTCCATCGAGCAGTTCCTGCCTCAACCTCAGCCTGTGTAGACACTGTTGCCTCTATGGATACAGAGGCTGTGCTCAACACGGCAAGCTGGACAGAAACCCTGTCAGAGTCGTATGGGACAATAATATAGTCAGACACGCCAGTGGAGCTTGTTGAGAAAATAAAACTGCCCTCGAAGCACCTAAACCCATTTATCTGACTCATTGAAAATGGCATATAAACCTCACTTTATCCTTATTTTCTTACACACACATATATAGTTACTTTCCGAGTCCCGGAATCTGTAATCCCAATGCGATAGACAGGATGATAAGCAGGGTAGGTATGATCCACGCCAAGGCATTGTCCTTGACTTTCTGGACGAGCTTTTTGGCCCGTTCGGATTCAGCATGTTGCAGTTTCTCAATCTTCACATCATGCTCGTCGAGCCTCTTCTCTACCCGTATCTGCTTTTCAACAACAGTATTCTCAAGATTTTTCACAGAGGTGTTCAGGATATCCATCTTTGTCAAGAATCTTTCATTGAGCTTGTCTTCCAAGTGTTTGTAGTCATCGGAGTTTTTCAAGTCTTCCACATCCCTGCACACCGTCTCTATCTTTATGGCGTATGTCTTTTCGAGCATAGTAACATATTCCCTCTGAGACTCCTTGAGTTCCTTTTTTAGTTCCGCGAAACGCTCATCGAACAATGCGATGATCGGTGTGAGATTTTCTGGTGTCATTTTTCTACGTTCCCCTTTGTATACATATGGCATATTGATCTCCTAATATGCTCCCGTTGCCGATCCTGTGTGTGTAGATGCAGTGATGGTGATGGGTGTAAGCCCTTGTGGGCCTGCACCTATCTGGTCGATGATGAATCCAAGATAGTAACAGTTGGTCACAGATAGGGTAATGACAAGATATCCATCGGCGGCGTAGTAACATCCGCAGGTATGTGATCCATATGTCCCTACGCTGATAGGAGCGGCTGGAGATGGCTGATAGACATACAATCCCAAAGATGCGTCGATGGCCTTAGATTCCCCATAACTGTATCCAAGAAAATGGAACATGAACATGCATGTTCCCGTCTTATTGTAGTTGGTCTTCATGTGTATCCACTGGGTGGCCACATTGTCTGTGGTATTATACCTGAAAAATGCCTGTCGATATACCTGATCCTTTCCTACTATGGTTGGAAGAGGCAGTGAATAGTCTCCGCCATTCGTAATGGGAGCATATGTGCCCGATGCCACGTTATCGCTTGAGAGTGTTTTCGATGGAATATATTGTATTGTGAACTGGTTGAACTGGTCTCCGACAGCGTTGTAGAGTTGTCCCTGTTGGATATAAAATACTATATAGTCTCCCTTGTTCAATGTGACAAGAGAATCTATACAACCCGTGTCATAGGTCGCGGACTCCCTGTATGCAGAGCCAAAATGGTTTGCTTGGGTGGGAGCATCGTTGTTTATTCCCACAAGTACCCTGCAAGATGCCACAGCCGTGATAAAAAATGGATTGAACGTAATCCTGTATTCTCCCGTCGCACCAACATAGAAACGCCTATTTGTTGCGTCATAGGTAATACCGCCATTGTTCACCCAGAAGGTGTCAAACGGAACCTTGGTGCCAACTGTCAAAGATGCGGAGCCAGTGGTTCCAATCTGTCCAGATATCATGGGGACTGGGCCACCATTGAGTTCTGTTGACGTAGGAATAGACTTAGACACTTCGTTTATCTTTTTCAATAGATCAAGATCAGCCTTCTGGATTTCTGTTGGTGAGGCTTCTTGGGCAAGAAGTGTGGAAGAGTATTTGTCTGCCATTTATTTCTCCTGCCTACCCGATGTTCCCCAGTTTCCTTCCATACCTGCGGCGGATGTGGTTCCAGACTCCATCTGCGCGGCAGTTGGAGCCTTTGGAGCCATGGGAGGAAGGTTTGGATTGAAAATCCTCTGAGCCTCTGCCGCTGGCCTGACATCGCCAAGGGTTCTGACAAAATGCTTTTCCTTCTTGGATTCGGATTTTGTCATGACTTCCTTGGATGTCTCGTCCTTTGCGACTGTGGGCTTCTTATCAAGATCAAGAAACTTTTCTATGATGCTCATCTCTTTTCTCCTTTATACAAGCCCGAGTTCTTTGATGTTGTCATATCCGAGTCCATACTTCTCTCCGAGCTTCTGGAAGAGAATTTGCTTCTTTTCATCCTCGGATGCAGGAAGAGCCATGATGGCGGCTATGTCAGCCTGAATGGTGTTCAGAGTAGTCTTTGACGGAAGGTCACCTTCGTTGGTGACAAGTGTGGCGATGGAGTCTACGAGATCGGATTGAGCCTTCTTCTTTGCGGCTACACCTTCGGCGTCAAATATGCTTGATCCAAACGCTGGCTTGGCGAACGTCTCAGAGATGTTGGCACCAGAGAGCTTCTGTGAGACAGCAAGGTCTCGGAGGAACTTTGCCCTGTCCTTCTTATCTCGGTAGATGAAGCTTGCTGTCTTGGTAGGCTCAAATCCGTTGGTCTTCTTTGCAACCAACTGGACATACTCATTGAAGTCCATCTGGTCAGCGAAGTTTGCCGCCCAGTATTCCATCATCTTCTCATTGAGCTTGGATACATAGGCATCACCAAACTTGAACGCCTGTGCGTCCTGAGCCTTCTCCATCTCTGGATCAACTTCAGCAGTTGGATCAACCTGCTTTGCGGCCTCCTCAAGAGTCAGTGGCTCTCCGGGCTTCTCCTCAGCGAGCTTGCCTGAGATGAACTTTGTAGCCGCCATGGCTGGCTTCTCTATAGGAAGCTTGGAGATTGCAATACCAGCCTTCTCGGCGGCATCCAAGAACTTGGGGTTATTCAATGCAGATGCGGCCTTGCCAACCAAGTAGTTTGACACGCCGGGAACAACCTTATTTACCATTCCTCCAACAGCAAGTCCAGCAACAATCTTCATTGCGGCAGGAGTCCATGTTGATGGGTCTTCAGGATCAAAATCTTTCAATGCGGCAGTTGCACCTGCGCCTCCACCAATGAGCCCAGTCGTGAGCATCTTGGCGGCAGTGTCTGAACCCTGCTTTGCGATGCCATTGATAGCCATCTTGTCTCTGGCAACCATGTATCTGAGGGGCTGTATAGCCTTCCAGTCAGCTTTATACGAGTCGTAATTAGGATCAAGTGACAATACAGCATCGTCGAGCTTGTCCTTGATGGCATTTGCCACATCGCCAGTATCGGATGCGAGCCTATCAGTAGCCTTGTTGGAGAACTTTATCTCTTTCATGAGGTCTGACTTGATGGCGTTGAGGCTTGCCTTCTTGTCAAGCTTGGCGATCATGCTGTCAACAACCTTCTGTCCCTCGTCACCATGATCCGCTATAAACTGGACTACGGCAGGATCATCAAGTATCTGTTGCTTGACATCAGAAATCTTGAAGCCAGAGGCGTCAAATGCTTTTGACAGTTCCTCAAACTTCTTTCCTGTTCCTTGTATAAATGCCTGAGCCTCATCTGGGTTCAGGATGTCGTTCTTTTTCAGGACTGCCAACGCGGCTCGCTTGATGTCCTCTGCATTGTTGATGGCTCCACCAACAGCATTGGTTCCAGTTGCACCAGCGGTGGATCGGATAGTCTTGGCGATATCTCGGCCAGAGATTCCTCGTGCGGCGAGTTCCTTGTCTATCAGAGCTTCCTCAAATGGCTTTACTGCCGACTCACCCTTGTTAAGTATTCCAGCAGAACGGAGAACGGATGGTACAGCCTTGGATACTCCACCTATGGCTCCACCAAGTCCTACACCGAGAGCGGCAGAACCGAGATCAGTCTCTCCACCAACGAGTCGTGGTGCAATCTGCTCGGCGGCTCCCAATGCTCCTCGTGCCACTCCTCCACCTATTCCCTTGAGTTCCTTTGTTCCCTTGATGATATCAGAGGCAGTGTCTGCGCCCTTGGCTATCTTGCTTGCTACACCTGCCGCCTTGGCGAGCTTTGCGGCTTCAAGTCCTCGGGCACCAATCTTGGCGGCAGTTCCTATACCCTTGGCGAGCAATCCACCAGTTGGTGCAAATGCACCAGCAATGTCACCGACAGTTGATGCGGTCTTGTTGCGGGCACGAAGAGCCTGAAGCTCCTTGTATGCGTCAGATGATGCGGCCTTTACTATGACATCAGGGATGCCAAAAAGTGCTGAGTTTACGGCTGAATATCCACCTGCGGCTATGTCTTCCCAGTTGAATGTCTTGTCATCTTGGGCATAAGCGGCTGGATTTGCCTTCCTGTCTGCTTCAATTTCGGCAAGTGCCGCATCTTTCTCTGCTTGTGTCATGTTTGTTTCCTTATTCTGGTATGATGCTGGCAGTTCCAGCAGTTCCACGGGCGGCTCTTGAGGCATCAAGTTGCATCTTGGCAATCTTTTCCCTAGCCGTCAGTTCCTCACCACGAGCCGCCTTGTCGGCGATCCTGTTGAGTTCAGCCTGTTGGGCTTCCCAAGCTCTCTGCTCGGTGATACGCCTCTGATAGGTGGCTTCATCCCGTGCAGTCTTCTCATCCTCAAGCTTCTTTGCCCATTCTTTTTCCTGCTGGTCAAGCTTTTCCTGATATTTCTGATCCAAAAGCGTAGGCTTGTTGATGCCACCACGCTGGTAGCCAACTGCCTGTATAATCTCTAGGATCGGAACACCATATTTTCCAGCCAAATCCTTCAGGATATCGCCAAATTTCTTTTTGGAGTCGGTAGCCTTTGGAAGCTCTTCGGATGGAATGGCAGGAATGGTTGGAGATGGCTCGCCACGGGAAGCCTCAGCCTCCTCAAACTCCCGAGTTCGGTCTCCATATCCTCGTGCATCTGGCGCAGGGGCAGGTGTAGATGGAGCAGGTTCAGCCTTCTTTTCTGGCCCATACTTTGCATTAGGTCCAGCAACCCATTTGCCATCTACCAGTGCCCATCCGTTTGCGTCCCATTTTGGCTCTTCCTTGGCAGGAGGAGTATACAAGGCAGGATTTTCCTGCCCAGTCTGTCCGGGAGGAGGAAGAGGAACTATGTCGCCAGATGGAGTCTTGGCGGTTCCCGGAAGTGCTGGAAGGTCTGGATTAACCTTCATGTCCTCTGGCTTGGCGATGGGAGCCAACACCCAACCAGTCGGTCCTTGAACCCACTGCTGTCCTTCAGGAGCAGGGCCAGTTGGACGAGCCATGCCCTTTCCCTTGTCTGCGGCAGGAATGGTATCTCCACGGGCGGTGGCATCAGCGGCGGCTTTCTTGACTGCCGCATCATAGTCTGCCTTGGTTGGAACAGGGATGCTTGACAATGGGTCTTTCGTTGCACCAGCAAGCAGTTTCTTGAGTTCATCAAGCTCTGCGGGAGTAATCTTTCCTGACTGTTGTTTCTTGATGAGTTCGGCTACACGAGCACCCTTTTCTGCGTCTGTCATGTTATTTACCTTCCTTGAGGCGGGAGACTTCCTGAGCCAGTTGCACTACCATATTGAGAAGGGCAGGGGTGAGTTCAGTTGTGTCTATCCTTTTGAGTCCATCCTCGCCCATCTTTACAGCCTGAGAGAGAGGAGTCTTTTCCAAATCCTGTGCTATGACGCCAAACTTGTCGCCATCGGTAGCCTTGCCAGAATCCACAATCTCCTTCTTGTACTTGAATGATACTGGGCGAATCTTTTTTGCAATCTCCATGACATCGAGCGACTTGAGCTTGTCCCGAGAATCCGAGATCAAATCCTTGGCGTTCTCGTCAGATATGGCGGCTTCTGGCTTCTTGGCAAATCCTTCCTTGAGGGCAGAGCCGAGCTTGACGCCATTAGAATATCCCTTTCCAGCCGTGCTGGATGTATCTACATACTTTGTAAGGTCTTTTGTCTGTGGCATTGGTGCCTCTACTATATCAGTCTTGGCTTCCTCGTCTGACACGACTTTGGGGCTATAGGCACTCAAGGTAGCCTTGATCTTGCCAATGTCCCATACATTATCCTTGGATTTCTCGTCAGATAGTCCAGCCGCCGCACCAGCGATGGTTCCTATGGTGCCCCAAGTATTTGATGCAGTCTGCTGTGCGTTGGCAATCTGTTGCTGTCCAATGTTTGCCTGTCCAGTAGCCGCACCCAACTGGGTGTTGAGGGCGTTTTGCTGTCGTCCAGCCATCTGGTTTCCCTGTCCAGCGAACTGCTGAGTTGCACCAGCATATTCATTTCGTCCAGACTCAAGTCCCTTTTGATAGGTGTTTGAGTAGATGTCGCCAGCCTGTTGTCCAGCAGTCAATGCCGCCTGTCCCTTATTAAGCCCACTTGATCGTGCGGCCCTCAATGCGGCCTGTGTTCCAGCGGTAGACGCGGCAGTTCCAGCCTGTTCAGCCTGTCCCTGTGCGGCTTGGTTTGCCTTCTGCATATATTCGCCAGCATTTGCACCCATAGACTGCGAAGCACCAGCGTCATACTGCTGTCCTTGTGCGGCGGCTTGCTCGCCAGAAGCCTTTGCTTGGGCACCAACTGCCGAAGTGGCATTGGCACCCTGCTGTGCGAGTTTCTGTCCTTGTTTCTTGGTCTGTGTGCCGAACAACGCCTCTCCGATGTCTGAAAAGAAGCCCATGGTATATCTCCTTAGATTATTGTTATCGTGATCTGGCCTTGGCGACGACTGCCGCTTCGCCCTTCTTGAACTCAGGAAGCACTGATATGAGCACAACCTTGGAGTTTGTGTCCAACTTCAGGCTCGTTCCCAGTGTCCTCTGGAACTGTGGTTGCATCCTCAAGCGAACATAGCCTCCATCGTTGTAGTCAACAGGGTTCACGTTCCAGTTGACGGTCTGCACATGCGATGAATCCTCATCTATCGTGTAGGAAGTACCATTTACAGCCATCACATCCTTGTTCTCGTTGTATATAGTTACTACCCATGCGGAAAGTATACTTTTGTCGTTCAAATTGAAGCCGTAATATGGCGTTTGTATACTCAGAGGCACGACAGTTGATCCAGAAAGAGGAGAATAGGTGTATTTCCAGTTGTTTGTGTTGTTCGAGATGACTATTCCATCCTTGGTGGAGTAGTATTTGAGCAAAGTCTGTGTGGCCTTCTTCGGATTCTCGGTTATCACAGAATCTCGCACCCAGATGAATGATGTGTCAGTGTCAAACAGGAGCGTGTTGTCCACAACATTGAACAATCCTGAGTTCACCTTTGGCATCATGTTCATCCTCTTGAACTTGTTGAGGTTTCGTCCTCCCGAGAATGTGTATATTGAGTTGTCAAAGTTGGAGAGGAAATAAATCTCTGTTGGGGATGATGCAATGTATTGGAGTCCAACTGCGCCGCACAAGAGAGTCTTTGAGTTGAAGATGCCGTTTACCTCATCAATAGATGCCGCATAGATGTTGTTGCCATCGAAGATGTAGTTCTGTCCAAACAGCACAAATGACGTATAGGTTCCCGTGATGTCATTGCCTATGGAGTATCCATCGTAGGATGGCTTCAGGAAGATGGTCACACCTCCGACAGTCGCAGTTCCAAGGCCATAGTCCACACCCAATGAGGTTGGGATGATGGTGGTGGCTACATAGACGGTGTTGACTCGTGTCGAGACGACAAGCTCTGATCCATCGTTGAGGGTGGAGTAGGAGTAAATGTCGTTGATGAACGTATCAACCGAGTAGTTGCCGACTGATGTAGAGACTACAGGTATTCTGTAGCCTATGGCGTCTATGTTGGCAGAGGTTGGGCTCACGATCGTCACAAGCTTGTCGCCTGTATCGATCGAGTTGGAATATTTTCCTTGGATATAGGTCGCCACCTTGGTGGACACAGATGGAACAGCGGATGAGGTGAAGAGCATTCGGTTGTTGTAGTCTATCGAACCTAGCTCTAGGGTAGATGAGAATGGATCGATGATGTTCAATGGCGAGATGGAGTTTAGCTTGTAGATGTTGGTGTCAATCTTCTGTATCCTGTCATCGATAGATGTTCCTATCTTGACTACTACAAACTTGTTGTTGTACTGGTAGAGAATCTTGTCATCATCCTCGATCATTGGTGTATAGGTGTCGTCAAACTCTCCCACGTTGGTGATGATGGTTCCGAGCGTGTCGGAGGCCACACCATCCAAGAGAGCTACAGAGAGATACGACTGGACGCCAGAGGTCCAGCCAACCCTAAACTCAAATGGCTTTGATGGGGTCAGGTTCAGGTTGTTGTTAAGCTTGCCGTAGGCATTTACAAGTGTGTTGGAGTTGGACTGCACAATCTGGTAAAGTCCAGAGGTGGACGCCTGAAACTGCGGGATATAGTTGTAAATGTTGGTAGCCGAAGTCGATAGCCTGAAGGTGAAGTCGGAATATCCGAATCCAGCCTGTGACTGCAAGACGTTTCCGTTGCCAAGCGTGTAGACGGCAGGTGGATAGACGACAGAGCCTGAGAAGCTAATAAAGTCGGTGTATCCGACAAGTCCTGTACACTTGATGTTTGAGGCGTCATATATGTGGCGGGCGGTTGTGTCTGAGGATGAGACAATATGGCGGGTGAGATTGTTGGATACCTGCGGAATGGCATAGCGGCAGTTGATGGTAGAGATGGCCTTTGTAGAGTTGTCGAGTGTATACGCCTTGTTTAAGCTATTGCCTGTGAGGTTCACAAGGTACAGTCCATTCTCATATCTGTAGACATACAAATATCCCAAAGAGTTGAAACCTGTCAAAAGGTTGGCTGTGACAGTTCCTCCATCAGAATAGAACGGGGTGAAGGCACCTGTTGACGACATTGAGTTGACTGCCGAGGCATTTCCTGAGACGACAAACTGGTTATTGTAGACAACGATCGACCAGATGTTGTTTGATCCTATCAATGTGGCGTTGTTGGCCACACCTGATCCAGATGTGTATACAGTCTTGTTGGCAAGGTTGTCGAATGATCCTATCCTTCCGCCTATTCCTCCCACAGCAAGCACATTTCCACTTGGGCAGAATGTGTTGATGGCGTTGGAGCCCAAAAGTGTGGCGTTGTCGGAGAAGGCTATGTTATTGAAATAATATATCGAAGAATTTGATGTAAGTGCAACTGAAAATAGCAAAACCATATTTAAGCTGGATACGGCGTTGGATACGGCAAATGAAGACACTGTTGATATAAAAGACCAGCTTGTCGCATTAGTAGATGTAGCAAACTGTGCCGTTGTGCTTGATATTGAAGATATCGCGGTGTAGACACCATTTAGATATACCACGGAAGCCCAAGAGCCAGCAGGTGCTGGTGTGGTAACAAATGTCCATGATGTTCCGTTTGATGATGTAGCCATGGCGGCGGTTGTTGATGTAGAATTCGCAAGCGCAAAAAACAAACCATTTGCATATCGTATTCTTGCCCACGCCGCCGCAGGTGCGGATGTGGTGGCAAATGTCCATGATGATCCATTTGAAGAATATGCCAATCCGGCAGTTGTGCTTGTAGTAAATACCATGGCAACAAAAAAACCATTTCCAAAAGTCATATCTTGCCATATAGACGCAGGTGCGGATGTGGTGGCAAATGTCCATGATGATCCATTTGAAGAATATGCCAATCCAGTATTGGTTGTGGACGAAAAACATTGCGCGACAAAAACACTATTGCCAAAGGCGACAGATCGCCAGTTTCCACCCGGAGCAGAAGTAGTCCTAAATGTCCAGTTGATGCCATCTGGACTGGTTGCAATACCAGCAGTTGTGCTGGTTGTATTTGCTACAGCGACAAATAATCCATTTCCATAGGCAATGGATGACCAAGTTCCACCCGGAGCGGTAGTTGTCCTAAATGTCCAGTTGATGCCATCTGGACTGGTTGCAATACCAGCAGTTGTGCTGGTTGTACTACATACGGCAACCCAAAGTCCATTTCCATATACAGCAGAAGCAAAATAACCCGGAAGATCAGAGATTTTTAGGATCACATTTGAGTTATATTTCCATTCCATTCCAACTTGGTTATAGTTTATCCAAGAATATCCCCCAAACGATCCCACCAGTCCACCTGCGCCTCCAACAACCAACTGTCCTTGAAACTGGACCATGGCGTTGATCGCGTTGGCCCCGATGACTGTGCCATTGTTGGTGGGGTAGAGAGGGGTGGAGGCGGTTGTGTAGATAAGCTTCTGTGAGGTGTCGGATTTTGAGACAGCTATTCCAGCAGTAGTTGAAGCTGTAAAAGCAACAGCTACCCATAATCCGTTACCATAGGCAACAGAATACCATGCGCCACCGGGAGTTGTGGTAGTCCTAAATGTCCAGTTGATGCCATCTGGACTGGTTGCAATACCAGCAGTCGTTGAAATTATAACGGCAACAGCTACCCATAATCCGTTACCATAGGCAACGGAACTCCAACTGCCACCGGGAGCTGTGGTAGTCCTAAATGTCCATGTGATGCCATCTGGACTGGTTGCTATACCAGCAGTCGTTGAAACTGTAGCGGCAACAGCTACCCATAATCCGTTGCCATAGGCAACAGATATCCAACTGACACCGGGAGCTGTGGTAGTCCTAAATGTCCATGTTATACCATCTGGACTGGTTGCTATACCAGCAGTAGTTGAAGCTGTAAGAGCAACAGCTACCCATAATCCGTTACCATAGGCAACAGAATGCCATGCGCCACCGGGAG